ATGCCCAAGGAGTTCCAGCGCCTCATCAAGGCGAAACTCATCAAGGGCGAGAAGCGCATCACCGGCAACGCCGCAGTGATCATCGGCGCTTTTAAGGGAAAGAAGGTCTCCGACAAGGATGTCCCGGCCTGGTTCAAGGCGTACTGGCAAAACTACGGCACCCTGCAGCACCGCGACCCCGGGCACGAGTTCGTCTACCCGGTAAAGAAAGGGAACAGGCATCGCCGTAACAATGTCGGCCAGCCTCACAAGAACTTCTTTGACGACGCGGTCCGGGGATGGGAGCAGATGATGTATGACGGCTTCGTGGCCGCGATGAAGCGGCGCGAGGGAGAATTGCTGAAGTGACATGGTAGAAAACATTGGATCATACCTGATGACCCTCTGCGGATCTTCGCAGAGTCCCATCAAGCTCTTCCTCTCCGAGGCGAAGAGCGAGGATTATCCCTACGCCGTTTATGAGGCAGACTATACGCCCCACTATGACAAGGATGGCGTCTACAAGATTGTCGGCGACGTCACCGTCAGGGCTTATTCCAAGGACGCCTCGGAGGCCGAGACGCTTGCTGCCTCCATCGACACCCTCATCCTCGCCAATTTCGCCTCCGGCGGTTACACCGTCCGGCAGATGTCGCAGTTGAAGAAGGACTGCGTCCAGGACGTCTGGTCGGTGGCATATACTTACAGGATCACCCAATACAGAATAACGACTTCATCATGACAGAAGGTTACAACATACGATTAAAGCTGAACGACAAGTATCTCATCGGCGTCACTCAGGACGAGGTCAGCGTCACCCCCAACACGAAGGAATCCATCGTGAAGGAGAACGCGGGCGTCAAGCAGGAGAGCATCGTGAGCAACACCGTCCAGTTCAGCATCTCCGGTCTGACCGACATGACCGGAGGCTCCAGCTCGATGCTTGACAACGACGACATCATGGAGCTGGCTCTGAAGACCGGCGCCGAGGCGGAGGTGGAGATCAGCTACGTCCGCGCATCCGGCGACGAGTACACAGGCACTGGAATCATTACCGGCTACACCGAAAATTCACCCGCGGATCCCGACGAGGACAGCACCTACAGCTTGACTGTGGAGTGTGACGACCTTGAGGCCGCAGATTAAACGCATCAAGCCATGTCAAGACAAGCAGGATATAACGTCTATCTCACCAAGGGCGGCAGCACCTTCGTGGGAGTCACGTCTGACGAGATGTCCGTGGAGACCAACACCAAGGAGAGCTCGACCAAGGACGACGCCGGAATCAAGAAGAAGAGGGTCACGTCTCACGCCGTGAATTTCCGCGTCAGCGGTCTTCTGGACATCACCGACAGCACCTCCGGACGCTTGAACAATGACGCCATCATGGCCCTCGCTATGGCCAAGGCGTCTTTCAATATCGTCTACGAGAGAGGCGACGGCGTGAACTACACCGGCACGGCCATCGTGACCGGCTACACGGAGTCCACTCCCGCCGATCCGGACGACGACAGCACCTATAGCCTCTCCCTGAGATCTCGCAACCTCACAAAGGTCGTATAGTATGGACAAGATTGTCATCAAAGGGCGCGAATACCGCGTGGAGGCAAACTGGAGGGCCATTACTGGCTACCTGAAGGAGAGCGGGCAGGACACCTTGGAAGGTGTGGCGAACATCACCAGCCTGTCTCCGTCAACGGTGGGCGGGCTGATGGCCGCGTGCATCAACGAAGGTGAGCGGCTGGAAGGGCGCGACGCCCGTGTCACGGAGGCAATCTTGGACGATCTGCGCCCTTCGGAAGCCATCGCCGTACTTCAGGACTTCGTGAAGATATATCTCTCACAGGTGGTTCCGCAGGTGCCCTCTGAGCCAAAAAAAGAGGAGGCCCTGTAGAAGTCTCCTACCCGACTATCGGGCAGGTGCGGGGATGGGCCTTCGGTCTATTGCATATCTCCCGCGCTGACTTCTACGACATGAGGCTGGGGGAGTTCTTCGAGGCTATGGATGCTTTCCGCAGGGAGTCGGAGGCCGGCAGGATCCACGCGGGGAATCTCATCAGGGGCCTGGCGGTCCGGGTGGTCAACCTCTTCGTCGCGAAGAAGGACAAGATCAAGGACGAGCGGAAGTATTGGCCCATGCCCTGGGACGAGCCAGACGAAGACCCCGACAGGGTGGCAAGGAGCCTGGCGAAGATGACCGACGAGCAGAGGCAGGCGAAGGTAAACGAATTTTTGAGCAGACTGAATCATGGGAGCTAATCTTAATCTGAAGACCATATTTGAGGCCGATACCAGGGACCTCACCAAGGGGGCCCAGCGGGCGAAGCAGGACCTCAAGGACTTCGGGAAGACCTCCGACGAGGTCCTCTCAAAGATGGGTGACGCCTTGGGCGTCGACACCCGGAAGCTGGAGCAGCTGTCCAACTCTGCAAGGGAGGTCGGACGGCAGCTCTCGGAGTCCGGTAATGCCGGCGTTGCCGCCTTCGGCAAGATGCTCTCTTCCATTAATGCCGCGCAGGTCGCCATCGCCGGCCTCGGCATTGGCGCTGCTATCACTGCGTTCAAAGCGCTCACCGCTGAAGCGGAGGCTTTCAAGAACACTGTAGCTGGCGCGAATATCGAGATGCAGACCGCGGCCTATGTCTCCACGTACACACAAGCTCTTCATGACATGAATGCCGCCACGGGTAAAAGTGTGGCGGAGCTCGAATCTGGTCTGAAAAAAGCGTGGGGCAGATTTGCCGCAAATGTAACGCAGACCGTTGCCAACGACTTGACTGGCCCTACGACTCCTATTAAAGGGCTGTTTGGGCCAATCGCGGGGAATGCCTACTACGGGTTTAACAAGGACCAGCGCGATGAAGCAAGGGTAAAAGCCGAGGAGGCGGAGCGCATTACAGGCGAGATTTATAATCTCACGAGGAAGTTAAAAGCGGAAAGCGTCGAGTGGGCGAGCGTTGAGGCTCAGATCGCGGAGTATCGCCGCATCGCCAAGGACGACTCTTACACTCTTGCCCATCAGCAAGACGCCATTGCGCAGGCTCAAGCGCTTATTGAGCAGCGCTACGGTGCTGAGTACACTATCAGGCAGAACATCGCCGATCTGCAGAAAGAGTTGGTCGGTCTGACCAATTCATCTGTCGATGCGGAGGATAAGATGTATCAGGCCCAAATTGACTCTGACAATGTCCTCCGGAACAAAGAGCAGATGATAAAGTCCCTTAACCGGGACCAGAAGTCTCTGACTGCCCAGGCTGCGAAAGAGGCTGAAGCACGGCGTCAAGCCGCTGCGGCACTTGAGGCCCAGGCGCAGAAGATGAGAGATCTGCGGGCGTCGGTAAGCTCCACGGATCTGTCCGTGTCCGCGGGCGCCGCCGCAGGCGTGACAGGGCAGGCGACCACGATGCAGATCGGAGCGGTCATCAAGCCGACCTACGACCCGAAGGAGATCCTGGACATCTCGAAAGAGATCGCATCCATCGTGGAGATGGGCATAGCCGGCATGTCGGAGTCCATAGGATCTCTTATCGGCGACCTTGCGACCGGCGGAGACGCCTGGCATAACTTCGCAAACAACGCCCTCTCCGCCTTTGGCGACATGGCCATATCCGTCGGTAAGATGGCTATATCCGTCGGTACTGCTACGCTTGGAATCAGGGCAGCGTTGGAGTCCCTGAACGGATATGTCGCTATTGCCGCAGGCGCCGCTCTCGTGGCCCTGGGTCAAGCGGTAAAGACCGGGCTGGGCAACATTGCGTCCGGCAATTACAGCGCGGCTGCATCGGTCTCCGGGCCTTCCTACGGAACCACTGCCGCAATGGGCGGAGGCTACGCCTCGTCCGTCCTGAATATCAAGGTCACCGGCACTCTCGTCGGTGAAGGCAGTCAGTTGAAAGCCGTCTTGGATAACGAGGATTCCAGGCGTAAAACAGTGACGTAGTATGGCATACGCGGTCAAATACAGATACACCTTTGACTCGGAGCAGGGCACGCCGTTCCGGATTGACATCTTGAAGGACGGCTACTCCGGCTCCGTTCTGAGCCGTTGTCTCGGGGGCAGTCCGGTGCTGCGCCGCGACAAGTCTGACAACATCTGCGGCACGTCGCTGGAGATCCCCGCGGAGTGCGCCGTGGACGGGGAGTACGAGGAGTTCAAGACCTCAGTCCCTTTCACATTCAAAGTCAACCTTTACGGTGGCAACAATTACGGCACGCTGATCTGGACGGGATATGTCACGCCCGAGCTGATGAGCGCTCCGGACATCGCTCCGCCTTATGACGTGCAGGTGTCCTGTACGGATGGCCTCGGCGAATTGAAATATACGAAGTTCCCCGCCCGTGGAGGCGCTACACTTCGGAATCATCTGACGTATCTTCTTGGATTAACCGGGCTCTCCCTCTCGGTTACACAAGTGAATGACTTATATCACGGCAGCTATTCTGCAGCGCAATTTCTTGACAAGACCGGGGTAAACCTTGATTTCATGGCCGGCGAGACTTGCTATGATGTCCTGCAGGCTATCCTCGTGTCGCTTCATTCATTTATTACGCAATACGGCGGGTCCTGGCTCATCTTCAAGGAAACCGGGGCGCTTATCAATACTGCGGCACCTGCAATCACCAACGTCAATGTGGACGGCTCTGCAGGAGGGCACGTGCCGGTTATCGGCATCGATACATTCGGCTCGATGGCGACTCATCAGAACGGATTCTGGCCTATAGGTTACATGTCGCACAGCAATGAGCCGCCGCGCAAGCGGATGGTCCTGACCGCTGACAACCACTATCCTGCCAACATCCTTTCCGACGCCGCATGGACCCTGATCGCCGGCGCATCTGATGAGGGCTATTATTGGGCGCTCCCAGCTGAGGGCGACGGAATCAAGCAGTCTCATAATTTTGGACAGGAGATTTCCCAGAAACTCCTGCTTTCGATAAAGGTCCGAAATGTCGGGACAGGCACTGACGCCGGAAAGCTTTCCGTGAAAGTCAAAGCCGTCGGCAGGTCTTATGCCGGGAGCGCTACATACTACCTGGCAAACGGTACTTACGGCCGGAGAAATGCCAAGACGGACTTCTCGTGGGTCGTCGCGGAGCAAGACAGTGTGATAGATGTGCAGGCGCCGTCTCCGGAGGATACGGACGACGATTATGTGGAGATCGGTGTCGTCATCCCGGCGTACAAGAGCTCTGCCCGTGACTATTTCTACATCTCTTCTCTTGAGATAACCGTCAGCAACAGTGACGGAACATACGCAGAGTACATATACGGCGTCTCGCTGTCAAAATATGCTCAGTTCCAGGGGATGCGGAAGGAGATCAATCTGAACAACGGCGCCCGCGGCGACGGCCCGAATCTCGACTTGAGCTTCGCTGCTATCGCTGGCCTGAACGACTATATCGGCGTTGAGCAGATGATGTACGGGGTGCTCTTTGACCCGACATTTTTCGAGCCCATCCCCGAGTTGTGCTCATCAACTTTCAGCACCGGCTTAGACTATCTGTCGCTGATGGCAAGGGATTATGCGCTCTCGATAGCAGGGGCGCGTACACGCTTGCGCGGCAGGCTGAACGTCCCGGTAGGTCGTGACCTGATACCTGTCGCATTCCGTGACGACACTGACTCGACGTATTACTTCATTGAGACATTCTCGTGGAACTTATGGGATGACGAAATCGACGTCGAGATGTTGAGCAAACCTGCGACTTCCATCACCGTAGCGGATGAGTCTCTTGACCAAAGCGCCCTTGAGAATGCAACGGGTCATGCGCAAGCAGAAAGCTCCAACGGCGGCGGAGGAGGCACCGGGACGGTGACGAGCGTGGCGCTGAGCATGCCCACCTACTTCGACATCAGCGGGAGCCCGGTGACGGCAAGCGGGACACTGACAGCCACGCTGAAAACGACTTACAAGATACCCACTGTGACGGAGTGGAACGCCGTGGACGGAGCCAAGCACACGCACTCCAACAAGAGCATCCTGGACGGTATCAGCCAGTCGGACGTCTCGGATTGGGACGATGCTGCATCACAGGCCCATAGCCACTCCAATAAGAGCGTGCTGGACTACATCAGCAGCGGGGACGTGCTGAATTGGGACACGGCCTACCAGCAGGCCCACACGCATAGCAACAAGAGCCAGCTGGACAGCATCACAGCCAATGACATCAACGGCTGGGACGATGCCGCAAGCAAGGCGCACAGCCACTCCAACAAGAGCGTGCTGGACTATATCAGCTCCGGCGACGTGAGTAATTGGGATACCGCGTATCAGTACTCCCACAGCCACTCCAACAAGAGCGTGCTCGACGGCATCACCCAGGCGAAGGTGAACTCCTGGGACGCAGCGGCGAGCCTGGACGTGGACGTAAGCATCGGAGGGACCGACGCGGCCCCCACCGTGGCGGTGGAGCTCTCCAACGGCAACGACGACAGCGTGGCCCTCCCCGTCGCGTCGAGCACCAAGGCGGGCATAGTGAGCACCGGGGCGCAGACATTCTCGGGCTACAAAACTTTCGACAGGATCTACCTGGGGAACAGCGGCAGCTCCAACGCATACATAGAGTGGGACAGCAATGCTGGCGGGTTCAAGATCGTCGGTGACGTCTATGCCACCGGCGGAGTGAGCGCGGGCGCATAACACACGGGACAAGATGGGACACAGCGGACAGATGGTAACGGCAAACGGAGGCGACAACCTGAGGGGTGACATCGCCGCCGTCCTCGGTCTGAGCACCGGGGACCTGCGGGAGCTGTGCACGGCGTCTGTCGTCAATCCGTGGGCGCTGTTCAAGCCCGTGGCATCGGCGGCATACTTCAAGATCCTGCGGAACGACACCGCCTCCCTGGGATTCGGGAACGCCGCACGCACGACACTCGGACCTCCGAGCGCCACCACCGTGCAGGGCCTGATAGACCTGTACGCCGACGGGGATAACAACACCATCGGCAGCGCAAGGGCCAATGGGTGGAGGTACTGGAAGCCCAGGGGCCGCAGCTACAGCGAGTGGTTCCGGGCGCTGGACTTCGTGAAGATCGTCTCCAGCGGAGGGGCCCTGGTGCCGGCGCTCAATTCCGGCTACCTGCATAACGCCAAGAATCCCTTCGGCTCGTTTAATTGTACGGCGTCCGTGTCCCGCAACGGGGGCACGGTGAATGCGTCCAACAGCGTCATCGTTCCGTCCGGGGGACTGCCGGAGGAGAACATCGCAATAGAGGACATCGACACCTACCTGCCCGGGACGCGCAAGATGAAATACTACGGGATCCTGCTGGTGCCGGCTACCGGGAGCGGCGCCTGCTACCTGATGTTCAACAACTCCCGCACGATCAGCGACGGGAACACCGGGGCGGCGTATGTGAGGGGAGGGGAGGACCTGAGCCTGGACGCCATCACGCTGAGCGCCGGGAGCGTGTCGCTGGGGAATTACGTCGTGTACCCTTTCATAGCGACGATGGCTATTTCCCAGACGTCCCGCTTCATCACTATCAGCAACAGGAACGCCGCCATATCGAGCGACAATCCGAGGCTGTACCCGCTGCCGGGCACGACGCCCGGGAGCATGATTATCTACGACACGCTGGTGGTGATAACGGTCCACGCGAGCCCGGCGAACACGATGCTGGATACGGTCGTGTACATCGAGATAACGAACAATGGCAGCAGCTCCATCACCATCTCCCAGCTGGTGATGAAGTGGCGCACCAGCGGCGACAGCTTCACCGCGGCCAGGCGGACCAATGAGGTGTTCTACGACGGGCAGTACAGATACGACGATTCCTACCCGACCGGCACGTCGGACGGCTCGTATGCGTCGATGCTGAAGCCCTCCACGCCTTTCACGGTCGGTGCGGGCGAGACACTGAGGATCCCCGCCGGTACCCTGTCGCTCATAGCGCGGGTGCCGAACCGGGACGCCAACGTCCTGTTCATCGGACGGCCCGACCAGACGACTCAGTACGGCAAGACTACGGTAATACTACCTGCAAACATATAACAAGAAATCAATATGGCAGAAGCGACAATTACAATTCCCAAGGTCCGGCAGGAGAGCGACGTGCTCCTCCACGTCGGCCTCACCGACAACGGGGTGGCGGTGGACTGGACCAGCCTCTCCGACATCAAGGCGTATATGTTCAGCGACGCGCAGCGCATCATCGCGGGCAAGTGCACCGTGGAGGTGGACGGGACCGACAGCGAGGTGCTGAACGTCAGCTACGCGGCCACCAGGCCGCAGTACCTGGGGCAGAACAGCCTGCTGATACGCTGCACTTATATGGGGCGCCAAAAGTCCTTCGACGTGCCGTGCCTGGTGTTCGTGGCGCGGACCGCGCAGGCCACCGGCGTGGAGGTCCTCACGGACCCGGAGCTCGACGTGCAGCTGGAAGTGGAGGACGTGTCCACCTCGCTGCTTGACAGCGCCATAGCGGCCGCGCTGGACGCCGCAGCGGACGCAGATGACGCGGCCCAGGCAGCGGAGACGGCAGCGGCGGCAGCTGACGCGGCAGCGCAGCACGGTCCGAAGATCGGGGAGAACGGCAACTGGTACGTGTGGGACTTCACGACGGGCGCATACGTGGACACCGGCGTGGCGGCAGGAGGCAGCGGGGCGTCCAATGCCGTGCAGTACGTCCCGCAGACATTGACAACCGAGCAGAAGGCCCAGGCCCGGAGCAACATCGACGCGCCCAGCAACGCTGACCTGAACGGCAAGGTGGACAAGGTGCAGGGCAAGGGCCTCTCGACCAATGACTATGACGATACGGCAAAGGGGTATGTGGACGCGCTGCCGGTAGCGATCCAGAGCCTCCAGGACAGCATCTCGGCGAAGTACACCAAGCCGTCCGGGGGCATCCCCAAGACGGACCTCGCCAGCGGGGTGCAGACCTCGCTGGAAAAAGCCGACGGCGCGGTGCGATTCGACGCTTCGCAGTCCCTCACCGGCGCCCAGAAGTTGCAGGCGAGGCGGAACATCGGAGTGCTCTTCCTGGAAATTGGTACACCCTTCGGCGTAATATCCGCAGTGAATGACACCTGGACACAGGCGGATTTCGCGCTGTACTTCTGCCCGATCGCAGCGCTGAAGCAGGCAATAGAAGGCTATTATGATTATGCCATCTCGCCCGGCAGCCGGTATGTCATCGCGAAGTCAAATGCCATACAGCTCCCCGGCGAGAACAGCATCCGCTTCGCCGACGGCGATACCATCACGACGGTCACGGCGACCTTCGATTCCAGCGGGAACATCACGGGCGACATCATAGTCGTCACGAAGCCCATCCTTAACGCTGGGGCGCAGACGCTCTCCGCGGCGGAGAAAACCCAGGTACGCACGAACATCGAAGCCGGCACCAGCAATTTCTCCGGGGACTACAACGACCTGAGCAACAAGCCGACGATCCCGGACGCGCAGATTCAGAGCGACTGGGACCAGAGCGACAACACGGCGAAGGACTTTATCAAGAACAAGCCGAGCGCGGAGGTCACGGGGAACAAGGTGACCTCGCTGTCCTCGCAGTCCACCGATACGCAGTACCCGTCCGCTAAATGCGTGTACGACATCGTGGGCGACGTCGAAACCCTTATAAACGCATTGTAGTATGAGCATCGCAACGGCAATTCAGAATGCACAGGCGAAGGTCGCAGCGGCCTATACGTCGTGCAACGCGAAGGGGGCGACGATGCCCGCAACGCAAGACCTCGCCCATCTGGACGACTGCATCGACTCCATCCCGACGGGCGGGAGCAGCGGCCCCGTGTCTGATGACGCGGATATCCTCTTCATCGACATCGACGGCCAGAACCTTTACGGTTACACCCGTGCTGAGGCTTTATTGCTCACGGAACTGCCGCCACTCCCTTCAAGGGACGGACTCGTCTGCGAGGGGTGGAACTGGACGCTCCAGGAAATCAAAGACCAGTGCAACGCGCATATGAGGGCGACCATCGGCCCGATGTATCACACCGTCAGCGGCAAGGAGGAGTTCGTCTATATGAACTATGTAGAGTTCATCGTCAAGGGTGCGGCAGCGGAAATCAACTGGGGCGACGGCTCGGCAGTCCAGAGTGCAGCCGTGGACGAGACCGTCACGCACACCACAACGAAGAACGGAAGGGTGAGGGCGTCTATATCCTTCGCGGACGGAACGGGGTATATTCAGAAAGTTGGAACAAACATAAATACCCTTGATGCCGTTTATATCCTCGAATACTACTGCTCCGGGAATTATAAGAGTCCGGTAAACGCACTGGATTCGTGTGAATTGTTTGGAATATCGGGGCTGAATTTTGCAACTTGGTCGAGTGGTAATCTAACATTGCGGCATTTGGGTGTAAGGGCTCTTATAATTCCACATTGGGTAACTGGTGCGAGTGTACCTTTCGCACAAAACGAGAACTATGTAAGAAAAGTTAGTCAGCCCGGGAATATGAATGTTAGGCAGTTCCCTTACATGAATCGTTTTTTGTCGCGGTTTGATATTCCAGTCAATACTGGTGATAACTATGTCGGTGAAATGCTATACAGAACAAGAGCCTTATCTCTTATAGATATTCCGGCAACTTTTACGAGCGGTATCGGCTCCACTACGTTTGCGTCCTCGCCTGAAAGTAACTCTCCCAAGATTTTTGTTTTTAGACGAACCACTCCGTATAACATAGGTTCAACAACTTTTAATGCTCATGCCCGCATCTTCGTTCCCTACTCAGCCGACCACTCGGTACTGAACGCTTACAAGGGCGCGACGAACTGGGTGAACTACGCCAGCCAGATTTACGAACTCACGGCAGACGGAGACATCCCTGCAACCCTTCCAACCACTTAGCGTATGACACAGGACGGCAATCACATCATAGCAGGCGAGGGCAAGGTCTTTCGCCGCATATCGAGCGAGGAGGTTTACGGCAAGGAAATCTACCTCGGATATACTTACTACATCGGTGGCGTCTTGCAAGACCCGCCGCATCTTGACACGGCTGCGGACTTCGAGGAGATCGACGAGCCGGACACCGACGAACTGACCGACGCAGAAGCGCTCCAAATCATCACGGGCAATGAATAGGCACGAAGCAAGAATGTTCCGTCGCAAGATTGAGGCGGCGGCAGAGAGCCAGAGCGACGAGCAGGCCCTCCAGAGCATAGAGCTGTTCCAGCGGTGGGCGGAGCGCATCGGCGTTCAGACCCCGGCAGGGAAGCGTGTGCAGGACGGGGGCAAGTTGTGGGAGTGCATCCAGTCGCACACCCCGCAGGCGGATTGGCACCCGGCCTTGACCCCTGCCTTGTGGAAGGAGGTCAGCCTTGACGAATGGCCCGAATGGGTGCAGCCCCTCGGAGCGCACGACGCCTACGCGCTGGGGGCGCACGTCAGCCACAACGGAAGCCACTGGGAGAGCACGATAGCGGACAACGTGCAAGAACCCGGCGTGTACGGGTGGGTGGAAGTTTAACGACAGGAGGGCAGGGCTACGGCGGTAGCCTCTCGGCCAGGCGGGCCGCACGGCCATACTTGCCCTCCATTTTTTCACTTATAAGTTAAGATTATGGAAAAGAAGTTCAAAAAGATTATGGCGGTTATCTTCGTGGTGACCTTCCTGCTGGTGGAGGCCATCGGCCTCATCTTCGGCAAAGTCATCGAGGGCAGCCTGTTTGCAGAGGTGGCGAAGTGGGTCTTTATGGGTCTCCTGCTCGCGGCCCTCGTCTGCGGCCTGAGCTGGACGCTGGTGTCAATCTACCTGCATCGGCACAACAAATGAACCAGCGCCGGGACAGCCTTCTGCACGTGGAGACCTGCGCCCTCATCGTGGTAGCGGTGGCGGCGCTGCTCCCGATGTGGGTGGCCTGCATCGTCGCCCTGCTGGCGGGCATAGGCAAGGAGCTCTACGATAGGGAGCACGGCGGAGTGCCGAGCTGGGGCGACATCATTTGCGACTGCGCCGGGGTAGCGCTCGGCGCCCTTCTGACAATCATCTAAACACCGAGAGATATGCTGACATTCACCATCATTTCACTTCTGCTGCTGGTCGGCTTCACAACGTGGGCCAGCAAGCTGCGAGACGAGATCCCGACCAGCTACTCCGCCCTGGCGACGGACGTGGCGGAGTGGTACCCGGGGGCGGCGGTCAATCCCTGGAGCGTCGCCACCTTCCTGGTAGCGTTCCTGATGCTTCCGCCGATGATCGAGGCTGGGACGGGAGACTACCTGCAGTGCCTGGGATTCTTTGCGCCGCTCTATCTTATTATCGTGGCACTGACGCCGGGCTGGGAGAAGGACAAACGGCAGCGGATCATCCACCGGGCGGGCGCGGCGGTCTGCGCATTTGCGGCGGTCGTGTGGCTCATCGCCGTCCGGGGGGACCTTGGCCTTACATTTTGCGTTTACGTGGCCGCTATGGTCGCGGGAGCGGCCTCCAGGACCATAGACAGGTGCATGGTGTTCTGGCTGGAGGTTGGCCTGTTCGCCAGCGTTTACGGATCGCTTATAGTGGGAGGGTAGCGCTATGGACTGGACAAGCATACTCACCGCGCTGATCGCGGCCCTTGTCCCGACGGGCGGGCTGCTGGCGATCGTCACTATGACGGAGAAAAAGAGCGCCCTGATGCTCCAGAACGCGAAGGAGCTGGCGGAAAGCTACAAGGTCCTGGCGGAGGAGTACCAGGAGCGCGAGGCCAAGACCCAGAAGCTGCTGGAGGAGAAGGAGGAGGAGCTGATGACGCAGATAAAGATGAACAGCTCGCTGCGGCACAGCCTGGATGACAGCCACACCCGGGAGGCGGTCTGCAAGCTGATGTTCTGCAAGCGGACGCAGTGCGTGGACAGGGATCCGCCCTTCGGGAGCCACGCGGGGGACATCATGGATGAGATGCACGACACGTCCCGGAACGACTACAACGGGACGCCGGAAAACAACAGGTATGGAAAGAGAGGCAAGCGCGGCAGTGACAACGCTGCGGATTGAGCGGCGCTGGAAGAAGGAGACCTATACCATTGGCCGGCTGTACGTGAACGGCATCCTGTGGTGCAACAGCCTGGAGGACACCGACCGGGGGCTGGACCAGGGGATGACCGTGGTGGCGATCAAGGCGCGGAAGGTGAAGGGCCAGACGGCCATACCGACCGGGACCTATGAGGTGACGCTGACGGTCTCGCCGAAGTTTGCCAAGAAGTCCTGGGCGGTGAAGTACGACGGGCTGGTGCCGCTGGTGCAGGGCGTCAAGGGCTTCGACGGCGTGCGGATCCACCCGGGGAACACGCCGGAGGACACGCTGGGCTGCATCCTCCCCGGCCGGAACACGATTGTAGGGCAGATCACAAATTCGGTACAGTGTTACTACCGGCTGATGGACGACGTCTTCATGCCGGCGCATGAGGCAGGAGAGACAGTCCTCTTGGACATCATTTAAGGGACACCAAAGATGGACTTCGTGAGCCCTTATGAGCCTTTGTGAACCTATGACGCCGTCCTTGTGAACCCTTATGGGCCTTTATGAGCCTATATGACACCACACGGTTAGTCCGCCCATCTCCACGAACCACACTGAATATCAGTGCGTTGCAAAAAAGGGACACCAAAAGGAACCCAATCAGGCCTTTTCGGTGTCTTTTTTCGTGTCAAAGAGAGCCATCGCCTGAGCCTTGGAGGCGTCGGAGACCGCGATGTAAGGCTTCATTGCCTTATAGTCGGAATGCCCCGTCCACTTCATCACGACGGTGGGCTGGATGCCCATGGAGAGCGCGTTCACCACGAAGGTACGCCGGCCCGCGTGGGACGTGACGAGCTCGTGCTTCGGGTGGACCTCGTCGTGGCGCTCGGCGCCTTTGTACCAGGTCACGTGGACCGGAGAGTCAATGCCGCAGTCCTTGCAGATCCTGTGCAGATAGCGGTTCATCACCTGGTTGGGGATGGACGGGAAGACTCGGTCATCCGGATAGCCTTCGTCGACATACCGTCCGAGGATCTCCTCGCTCCAGGAGTTGAGGTCGATGACGAGAGGATCCGCCGTCTTGACCGTCGTGATGGAGATGGTCTTACGGTCCACGTCCGACCAGCGGAGGTTCATCGCGTCCGAGTAGCGCAGCGAAGTGAAGCAGCAGAAGACGAAGACATTCCTGACGTCCTCGTACAGCCCGTCGAGATCCGCGTCCCAGACCTTCATCAACTCATCCCAGGTGAGATATATCACCGGCTTGCCGCCGGCCTTCATCTTCGGCCGGAAGTGTGCAAAGTCCCTGCACACCATGTATCCTTTCCTCTCGGCCCACGCGAGGAACCACCGGAGGTACCCCAACTGTTTCTTGATGGTGGCGTTCTGCTGCCCGCGCGTCTCCCTCAGATACGTGACATAGGAGGCGAGCCCGGCCTCGTCAAAATCCTTCCAGGAGAGCGTGGGCTTCCATCTCTCCAGATGCTTACGGACCACCCGCATCTTTGTGATGGTGGCGTCCGTCCATGAGTTCTTCGCGGCCTGCTCCGACGTGAAACTGTCGAAGGCCGTCAGGACGTCCGCCGCAGGGTTCACCGTGGCCTGGCGGGCCAGGCGCGCCTGCAGATCCGCGCGCATCGCCGGTACCGTCGGATAGGTTCCGGACTCCGCGAAGGCCCTGAAGGCGTCCTCCACGGCGGAGGCGTAGCGGGCGATCTCGGCGTTGATGGAGGCGGCGGGGACGCGCCTGGCGCCGTGGAAGGAGTTCGGCTTGCAGCGCTGCGCGTCAGCGTCCCACCGCTCGCGGTCTATCCGGTAGCCGGTGTTCATCGTCACAATGAAGCGCGAGCTGCCCCACTTCACCCTGCACTGGAGCTGCGGATCCAGCTCGCGGTCGTGCTGATGAAGCGCAAAGAGGACACGGTGCCTGAGGGGAGTCATCAGTCCTTGATTCTTATGGCGAAGCCTGAGATCTCGTAATGGAGCGGCTCGACCGGATCAGCGTCAAAGACGGCGAGACATTTGAAATTGGAGATACCGTTTGCTCCTCTGGCCTCTGCTTCCCTGACAGCCAACTCGAGCAGTTCGGAGGCGGAGATGTCCTCCTGGACTACATTGGTGTTGTTCTTCTGAGCATATAGCCCGTCGGTATACTCCCCGCTGCCCTTGATTATTTTCGCCTTGGGCGTCAGCGCCGGCTGGACGGTGATGCTGATTTCGCCGACCGGGGAGAACTCCCCAGTATACGGATTGGGACTGATAAAGAAGCCGGTCTCGGTGTAAGGCTGGAAATCCAGGAACATCGTCGACACATATCTCTGATGCGTCAAGACGCTGCAGCTGCAGGCAACTATGGCCGCCAATGCGAAGATGATTAACTTTTTCATGGCCTAAATACTATTGAATCATACGGAGGAGAACACGCCATACTCCTCGGACGTGTTCGGTTTTGATCTTGAAAGGCGGGTAAGCCGGATTATCGGAGCGCAATTCCCAGACATCCTCGTCATCAGTCGGCAGAATGCGCTTGAGCACCGGGCCGTCAACGGAGTCGATAACATACACCTCATTCCAGGCGATGGTGGCCTTGACCTGTTTGAGCAGTACGCGGGTACCCGCCGGGTAGCCGGGGGCCATACTATCTCCAACTACTTCCATTGCCATCTCTGCCCCTTTGACCGGCGAAATTATTCGTTCACATTCCCATTCCTCAACGCCGTCGCTAAATCCCTGGAGTGCGCCGCCTCGGACGGCGAATGGAACGATCGGGATCTTAACCGGGACATCTGCCACGGCCTCGGCCATCGCGTCAAATTTCCACCCGTAGGGATTGCTAATCAGTTTGTAATACTTGTCTTCGGGCAGAGCAACTTTCCCTTGCTCAATTTGAGAGATGAAGCCCTTGGATACACCGAGGTGTTCTGCTACATCAGTCTGCGTCAAAGCGTTACGCTTACGGAAAGCCCGTAAATTAAATGAATCAGTCATAGCGAGTCAATGCGTTTACTATACAACACTAAACTTTTTTCAAAAAAGTATAGGAAGTTAAATATACTTTACTTAACTTTGCAGTCAGTAAGTTAGTAAGTTCTACTGCAAATATACTACAATTTATTAAAGATGACTGATATGGAACAGAAAAATGAGAACACCATCCGGAAGATGACCATCGAGGAGTACCGCTCCGCAAAGCGCGTGGAGCACCCCAGGAACGGAGCCGGCTTTGAGATGCCGCAGCTCATCGACGACATCTGGGAAGCACGTGAGGCCCTTATTATGGCGAGGAAGGTCCTCAAGAGCAGAGAACGTTTCCTCAGCTCCGAAGACTTCTACTGCGCCAACGCCGTCGGTTACCTGAACAGGGCCCTCGGACTGCTCGACATCAAGATTTAGTTTACACTTTGACGCCAACCGCTATTTAAGAGAAGATATGAAAAATACATCCCGCAAAATAATGAAGACCGTGCTTGCCGTAATCTGCGCCGCAGCGCTGATCCTTTGCTGCTGCGAGTACCAGGACGGATCCATCGGACTGTGGAACCTCATCTTCCTCGCCGTGTTCGCCCTGAGCGCAAGAGCCCTCGACAAGGTCGTCACTAAATACAATTAGTATATGGAAATCATCAGACACACCACAGGACCCCACGTCGGCGCGATAAGCGTCGTCCGCACCATCGCCACGATGGCGCCCGGGGACACCTGGAACACACACTCCGGCGAGGTGCAGCTTGCCTATGCGCAAGTTGCTTGCTCCCGCTACGGCATCCTCACAGGGCGCCGCTACTCAGTCAGCAGCCCCAGGACTGCGGAAGGCGAAATCACCATCACAAGAGTCGAATAGCATGGAAGAGATGTATTGCATCGAGTGCCACGGCCGTGGCCTCGACTCCAACGACAAACCCTGCCCCAGATGCGGAGGTACCGGATACGAACCTGAGTTCGAGCCGGTGGCCGATGTATACGGACCTGCGGCGGGTCCATACGAACAGTCATCTTTTGCATATCCCCCTGTCCGTGGGGGAGAGTAAGTCACGCGAGTCGGGTGGCCCGGCTGCGACGGTCCGGCCACCCTTTTTTAACGACAAAACGACAAAACGATATGACCGACAACATTACTCTCACCCGGCAGGAGTATCAGGATCTCCTGCGGAAGGCATCCGGCCCGCGATACGTCTATGGCATAGACGGACTCTGCGAGATCTTCGGATGCTCGCGCTCCACCGCCAAGCGCATCAAGGCCGGCGGGTCCATCCGGAAGGCTATCCGGCAGCAAGGCAGGACCTTCGTCGTGAACGCCGACCTCGCCCTCCAGCTCTACGGAGCGCCCAATAGGACACTTTAACATATTCAATGATATGGACCCTATTCAGATTAACATCAATGTCGAGCTCGGGCCGAAAGCGGCCAGAGCTCTCGAAGCCCTCTTAGGGGCGCAGCAAGCACCCGCGGACAAACCGTCCGCACCCATAGAGGCGAAGACCATCCTGGAGCCCGACATGCCGGACTTCACGGGCGAGGGGGCAGCCCCTGAAGCCGAGGAGATCTCCGACGCCGACCTCCGCCAGGTCGTTAAGGCCGCGAAGGACCGGGTAGGCGCGAAGCCCATCCGTGATGTCTTCGCCTCTATGGACATCTCGTCCAGCGTGGAGTGCCCGCAGGAGCGTAGGAGCGAACTGGTGGCGAAGTTAAACAAATTGAACTGACAAAGCCATGCCCACCAGCCACGCAATCCTGGCTCCTTCGGCCTCCAAGCGCTGGATGACCTGCACGCCCTCCGCCCGTCTCGAGGCGGAGGTGCCGCGCAGGGACACCGCCTATAGCCGCGAGGGCACCATCGCGCACTCCGTCGCGGAGGATCTCCTCAGGGGGATGCTCGCCAAGGACAGCGCCCTCTTCTCGGGCCACGTCACCCTCGACTGGCCGGAGGACGACAAGGTCTACCTCCTCGAGCTGGGAGGTGACATCCTGCTCCATCATCTCAAGGAGGCGGAGGCCGAAGGTCTTGACCCCGACGAGATGCTCTTCACCGTCTCCGACAACTACTGCCGCTTTGTCTGGGAGGACTACCAGGGCGCGAAGGCCGAGGACCCCGACGCCATCCTCCTCATCGAGGCGACCCTCAAGCTCGACGAGTTCATCCCGGAGTCCTTCGGATCCAGCGACGCAGTCATCATCTACGGCCACACCGTGGCGGTCTACGACCTCAAGTACGGCAAGGGCGTGAAGGTCGATGCGTCGAGCAACACCCAGATGATGTGCTACGGCCTCGGCGCCCTGCTGGGCCCTGCCGAGCTCTACGACATCAGGGACGTGGAGATGACCATCATCCAGCCGCGCCTCTCGTGGGTGTCCAGCTGGGGCCTTCCGGCCAACCGTCTGCTCGCCTGGGCCGAGGAGGAGCTGCGTCCGCTGGCCGTCATGGCCTTCCAGGGCGAGGGCGCCTTCGTCGCCGGCGACCACTGCAAATTCTGCGCGGTGGCGCCCCGCTGCAAGGCCCTTGGCATACACGCCTCCCTCGTCCGCATCGACCGTACGGGCGACCTCATGACCGATGAGGAGATAGCGCAAGCCCTGAAGGACTCCGCGCACGTCAAGGCGTGGATAGCTTCCCTCGAGGCATACGCCCTCGACCAGGCCGTCTCCGGCAAGACCATCCCCGGCTTCAAGGTCGTGGAGGGCCGGTCCGTGCGTCAGATCACCAACCAGGAGGGCGCCATCGCCGTGCTGGCAAGCGCCGGCTTCGACGAGGGCAACTACCTCAGGCGCGACCTCAAGAGCATCACAGACCTCGAGCGGCTCCTCGGCAAGAAGGGCTTCCAGAAGCTCCTCGGTGAGTACGTGGCCAAGCCCCAGGGCAAGCCTACCCTCGTGGAGGAGAGTGACCCGAGACCGGCGCTCAACAGCGCCGCCACCGCAATCAATGACTTCAAAAACGTAATGGTATGAGACGGAAACACACTCAATCGAAGAAGGCCCGCCGGGCCTCTGCGTTTCACAAAACGGGGTCTTTTGGCACACCTTCCCGTATTCGAGTCCTCAAACGCGAGGACCTGCAACGGCCCACGCCCAAAACCTTCGGCAAGCAGATCCGTCGCTTCCAAAGGGTATTCTTCAAAAAGAACTGCTTAGGCACGTCCGTCTACAAGACGATCGCGCACGCTGGCAACTAAAAAGCGCAGACGTATGAACGAAAACAAAAAACCCCGGTGGTTTGTCTATGACTCCTATACCGCCGCCGGCAGACCACTGCTCGAAACCGCAGTGATGAAGTACGCCGAGAAAAAGTACATGTACACGCTCGTCTACGACCTTGACCAGGTAATAGACCATCTCAAAAAGTACCAGGACAGTCTCTGGGAGCAAAACCGCCGCACGAAAAAAGCGGACATCAGCTATGCCGAGAACAGATTGGTGCGAGGAGCCGTATTTATCCATATCGGAGGACAGGGGCTCCGCCTTCAACAGGTCCGTGAGGACATCGAAACCATCGACTAAATCATCATCATTATGGCACTCAAGAAAGGTACTGAAACCCGATTCAAGGACAAGAACGGCATCGCCATCAGAGTAGGCGACCGCATCCAGCGCGATGACAACTCCATCTGGACTGTCGATCACCGCTGCTACGCCGTGTCTACCCACGGCATCAAGCTCTCACTCGCCAACATCCCGCTCGAGAAGTACCGTATTCTCGTTGAGGAAGAGGAGACTGTAGAGGAGAATACAGATACCGCCCCGGAGACATCCGACCCCTGCAAGGGTATGTTCAAGCCGAAAGGCGCGGCGCCCGCCGACCCCATCGAGGGCGGGGGGGGGTCTTACGGAAGCCGAGGCTGAAGCCATCAACAACGGCGTCTCAGCGGAAGAAGCGCGGAAGATCCTCGCTCTCCAGGACTACCAGGACGAGGATCTCGCCGACGAGCTGCGCGCGAGAGGCTATAAGGGTAAACTCGTCAAAACAAAGACACTCAGATTCAATCTTTAACAATTAACGACAAAACGTCATGAACGAAAACACCAGCACCAAGGTCAGGGTCGGCGAAGTCCGCCTGTCCTACTGCCACCTCTTCCAGCCGGAAGCCGTGGCTGACGGAGGCGAGAAGAAGTACAGCGTCTCCATCATCATCCCCAAGTCCAACAAGAAACTCGTCGCCGAGGTCAAGGCCGCCATCGAGGCCGCAGCGCAGGCGGGCATTCCGAAGTTCGGCGGACGCCGTCCGGCCAACCTCAAGACGCCCCTGCGTGACGGAGATCTCGAGCGTGCGGATGACGACTCCTACGCGGACTCCTATTTCATCAATGCCTCCAGCAAGACCAAGCCCGGCATCGTGAAAGTGATGGCCGTCCAGGGCGAGAAGAAGCTCGTGGAGGTGACCAACGAAGAGGACGTTTACAGCGGCTGCTACGGTTATGTCTCCATCAACTTCTTCCCCTTCTCCAACGCCGGCAACAAGGGCGTGGCGGCGGGCCTCAACAACGTCCTGAAGACCAGGGACGGCGCCTTCCTCGGAGGACGTTCCAGCGCCCAGTCCGACTTCGGCGACATGGATCTCGGCGGTTTCGGAGGCGAAGACGACGAGGACGTATTCTGAACAACTGGGAGGAGTTTCCGCCGGAGGTGGTAACCGGCAATACATTTTTACCCTTGGGAAACGGGACACAGAGGGTTCGACTCCCTCCTCCTCCTCCCCCAGATAATAGACACCATCATGAGAAAAGAAAAAGACATCTGTTTCGCCCGCATTGAAGGGAAACTACAGAAGATTACCGTCGTCGACGAAATCCCCTCGCTATGGGGGGGGGTCCTTCTACGGGTCCGAGCCAATAAAAAAGAATATGCGCTCTCTCCGGAGTCTGTAATCCACAAGACAAAATGATACTTCATATAGACATAGAGACCTACAGCCCGGAGCCGATAGCGGACAGCGGACTCTACCGCTACGCAATGCATCCGGACTTCGACATTTTGCTGGTGGCCTACGCCCGCGACAACGAGCCCGTCAGGATCGTAGACCTCGCATCGTCTGAAACGCTGCCCACGTGGTTCATCAACAGCCTGTCCGATGACACGGTCGTGAAGATGGCTCATAACGCGGCCTTCGAGCGCGTCTGCTTCTCGATGTGGATGCGTCGTCGGGGCCTGCTCGGCAGGGACGAGTGGCTTGACCCCTTACAGTGGGCCTGCACAATGGTCCAGGCATCCCGTTGCGGCTATCCGATGAGCTTGGCGCAAGCAGGCGCTGCACTTGGCCTGGAGCAGCAGAAGATGACCGAGGGGAAGAACCTCATCAAGGTCTTCTGCACTCCGCAGAAGGCCAAGGACGGCCTCTTCGCCTCAGGGGCGAGGGTCAGACCCGAAGACCATCCGGAGGACTGGCAGACCTTCAAGGACTACTGCATCCGCGACGTGGAGGTGGAGCGCCAGATAGACAAGGCGCTCTCCTGGTACGAATACCCGGACTTCGAGCGCTGCCTGTACGCCGCCGACCAGGGCATCAACGACCGCGGCGTCCTCCTGGACCTTGGATTCGTGCGCAACGCGCAGAAGGCGGACGCCGTCTACAAGGCCCGCCTCAACGAGGAGGCCATGCGCCTCACCGGACTGAGCAACCCCAACTCCGTCAGCCAGCTCAAGGGATGGATCTCCGAGCAGGTAGGCGTCGACATCGACAGCCTCACGAAGAAGGACCTGCCGGACATCATCGCGGCGACCAAGGACAAGAGGATCCATCGGGTCCTGCAGATCCGCGCGGAGATGGGCAAGACGTCAAACGCCAAGTACGACGCTATGCTCGCAGCCGTCTGCCCCGACGGCAGGGTCCGTGGGCTCTTGCAGTTCTATGGATCCAGGACCGGGCGCTGGGCCGGCAGGCTCGTCCAGATGCAGAACCTTCCGCAGAACCACATCGACGACCTCGACTTTGCCCGTCAGTGCGTGAAGGACGGCGACATCCAGATGATAGAGCTCGGCTACGGCAACGTCCCGGACACCCTCTCGCAACTCATCCGCACGGCCTTCGTCGCCCCGGAGGGGAAGACCCTCGCGGTGTGCGACTTCAGCGCCATCGAGGCGCGCGTGCTGGCCTGGCTCGCCGGCGAGACGTGGGTCCTGCAGGCCTTCCGCGACGGCAAGGACATCTACTGCGAGACAGCGTCGAACATGTTCCACGTGCCGGTGGAGAAGCACGGACGCAACGCCCATCTGAGGCAGAGGGGGAAGGTATCCGTCCTCGCACTGGGTTACGGCGGAAACGTCGCGGCGCTGGACGCGATGGGCGGCAAGCGCATGGGCATGACCGAAGCGAAGGAGCGCGAGACCGTGGCAAAATGGCGGGAAGTGAATCCGCACATCGTGGAGTTCTGGACAGGCGTCGAGACCGCCGCCTCCACGTGCATCACAACCAGGGAGACGATGGAGTACAGGGGGCTGCTCTTCTACATGTACGAGAAGACCCTGTGCATCAAGCTGCCGTCAGGACGCTCCCTCTGCTACCCGGAGGCCTGCATCGGCGTCAACCGCTTCGGAGGCCAGTCCATCCGCTTCAAGGGGGTGGAGCAGACGTCGAACAAGTGGACATGGCTGGAGACCTACGGCGGGAAACTCACCGAGAACATCACCCAGGCCGTCGCGCGTGACTGTCTTGCAGTCGTGATCTACCGGCTGGAGAAGCTGAACAGGGGCCTGCCCATACTCTTCCACGTCCACGACGAGGTCATCTGCGAAGTGGAGGCCGAGCACGCCGAGAGCGCGCTGGAGAACATCAAGTCTACATTCGACGAGCCCATCAGCTGGGCGCCGGGCCTCCCGCTGAAGGGAGCCGGATACATAACACCATATTACATGAAGGACTAAGAAGGAGGACGAGGAATGAAAATTAGAACTACAAAGAAAGTCATCAAGGAGTTCATGATCAAAGGCAGGAAGACGCCCCTGGCGCGCAAGGTCAAGTTAGAGCACCTCGTGTCCTTCGCCGCGAGCCAAGACAAAAAGTCCGAGAACGAAATATGACTGAGTACACCATAAGCGTAGGGCAGTCCAGGACTGCCGTGTCCTGGCCCAACAAGGCCACCTCCTGGGAGCGGCTCACGGCCCGTCTGGGCAAGTGCAAACGCACCCCGGAGACGGTCGCCGATTATCGCGCGATGACCAAGACGCAGAGGGGCAAGGTGAAGGACATCGGAGGCTTCGTCGGGGGCGTCATAGCGGGCGGAGGCAGGCGCAAGGCCAACTCCATCCGCAGCCGCGCGCTCGTCACCCTTGACATCGACTACGGCCGGCCCGGTACCGTGGAGGTGGTCCGCGAGATACTCGACGGCACCGCATGGTGCCTCTACTCCACGCACAGCCACACCCCGGAGAACCCGCGCTACCGGCTGGTGCTGCCGCTCTCCAGGGAGGTCACCCCGGAGGAGTATATCCCTATAGCCCGCCGTGTCGCCGATGACATCGGCATCGACCTCTTCGACAGCTCGACCTACGAGCCGTCGCGTCTGATGTACTGGCCGTCATGCCCCGCAGACGGGGAGTTCGTCTTCGAGACCGGAGACGGAGAACCCCTCGATGCCGACAGGACCCTTTCCACATACACCGACTGGCGCAACGCCATCGAGTGGCCGGTGGACTCCCGCACGACACAGATCGTCCAGGGGCACGCCGGGCGCAAGCAGGAGGACCCCACGGAGAAGCCCGGCATCATCGGGGCGTTCTGCCGTGCATACTCCATCACGGAGGCCATCGCGGTCTTCCTGGAGGGCGTGTACGTACCGACCGGACATCCGGACCGCTGGACCTATGCGCAAGGCTCCACGGAGGGCGGACTGGTCATATACGAGGACAAGTGGGCCTACTCCCACCACGGCACCGACCCTTGCTGCGAGAAGCTCGTCAACGCCTTCGACATGGTGCGCCTGCACCGGTTCTCCGAGGAGGACAGGGACGCCGACATCAACACGCCGGTGAACCGCCTGCCGTCGTTCATCGAGATGGAAAGGCTGGCCCGGGCGGACAAGACCGTCTCCGCGCTCCTCATAAAAGAGAAGCTCCAGTCCATCCACGAAGATTTCGATGGCATAGACATAACGGAGGGCGCGGAAGATGAGCAGTCCTGGATCCGTGAGTTCAAGATGGACCCCAAGGGCAAGACGATCCTTCCGTCCCCGTTCAACTTCGGCCTCATCTGCCGCAATGACGCGGGCCTGAAAGGCGCCGTGGCGTACGACCGCTTCAGCGGACGCATAGTGCTCCTCAGAGACCTGCCGTGGAGGAAGATGAGCCTTGACCCGTTCTGGAACAACACTGACGACGCCGGCCTCATCGAATACGTCAACACCCACTACGACCTCACCGGAAAGACCGCGCTGCTGGACGCAAATGACATCGCCGTCTCGCAGAACTGCATCCACCCTGTCCAGGACTACCTGGAGGGCCTCCAGTGGGACGGGAAGGAGCGTCTGGACACGCTGCTCGTGGACTACCTGGGAGCGGACGACAACCCGCTCACGAGGGCGATGACCCGCAAGCACTTCGCCGCCGCCGTGGCGCGCGTCATGCGCCCGGGCATCAAGTACGACTACGTCCTGACGCTCATCGGACCGGAGGGCTCCGGCAAGTCCACCCTGGTACGGGTGATGGCGAAGGACAAGTGGTTTAACGACTCCCTGACAAGCATCGAGGGGAAGGAGGCGATGGAGCAGCTGCGGGGCAAATGGCTTATAGAGATGGGTGAACTCACCAACTATAAGAAGTCTACATCCGAGGCGTATAAGGCCTTCCTAAGCAAGCAGGACGACTCGTTCCGGCCGGCCTACGGGCGCAAGACCGAGGTCTACCCCAGGCAGTGCGTCTTCTTCGCCACGACCAACGAGAAGGCCTTCCTGAAGGGCGACACGGGCAACCGGCGCTTCTGGGTCGTGGAGTGCTCCGAGGACCTTCCCGGAAAGGACATCTGGAAGGATCTGCCGGCAGAGGTCGACCAGATATGGGCGGAGGCCGTCGTCAGGTGGAAGGCCGGCGAGGAGCTCTTCCTCAGCCACGAGCTGGAGGCCGAGGCGCGCCTCAGGCAGGAGGACCACAATGAGGTGACCGCGGATGAGAGAGCCGGGCTCATCGAGGCGTTCATCCGCAAGGACCTTCCGCAGACGTGGGGGAGTATGACGATGGAGCAGCGGCAGGCGTGGTTCAAGACGAACTCCGAGATCCTGAGCGAGGAGCCGAGGATAAAGCGCCGGACGATATGCGCCGTGGAGGTGCTTGTCGAGTGCTTCGGACAGAAGCTTGACGAGAAGACGCGCTACAGGACAAAGGAGATCAACCAGATCCTCCGTAAGATGGACGGACTGGAGTACGCAGGCCGCTCCCGCGACAGCGTCTACGGGCGCCAACATAGATTTACAATCCTTGAAGACCCCGAATGATATGAAACACTACCGTAGATTCAGGCTTATCCTGGACACCATCCACACTCTCGTATTCGCCGTGGGTACGGCGTTCATCTGCTGGTACCTCTACCAGTTGTTCTTGATATTCTCACTGTTTGAATGACACCGCCATGACACCTGAAGAACTGGCCCTGAAGGTCTATCCCGTGAAGTATCAGAGAGACGTGAACAGGCAGCCGCCGGACCTCAACCTACCGCTCAGGACAGCATTCCTGGAAGGGTGGAAAGCACACGCTGAGCAGGACCAGAAACGGCTGGGACAATGAAGATTTTCGACTATTGTCCCACGTGGGATAAAAGAAAAATTGTCCCGAGCATTGTCCCGAGCATTGTCCCAAGTGAAAGACACTGAAACTCAGTCAGATAAAACACCTTTGGGACAATGGGACAATAAAAAATGACTGAAATTTAAAAAATAGCAATTTAGGTAATGGGGACACCTGTACGCACACCTAATCGCGCTTCTACGAAATTTCTCGCGCGCGTGAGTCCCAGCAGTCCGGAGTCCGAAAAGACCCTGGAGGCAAAGCTTCGGAAAGAGGTCGAGAAGAGAGGTGGAATGGCGCTGAAACTTTCGTCCCAGATGCATCGCGGACTGCCCGACCGGCTCATCCTCATGCCGGGGGGCTGGGCGCTGTTCGCCGAGATAAAGACCACCGGGAAGAAACCGACGAAGCTCCAGTGCCGCTGCCATCAGCAACTGATACAACTGGGATTCAGTGTCGGCGTCGTCGACTCGACGGAGAGACTCAACGAGATGCTGGAAGTGATAGACTACATGCAGAGCAAGATAAGCCATACGATATGATCTTCAAACCGCATGCATACCAGGAGCGGGCCATCCGCTTCATCATCGACCATCCGAACTGTGCCCTCTTCCTGGACATGGGCCTCGGGAAGTCCGTCATCACGCTGACCGCCATCCAGCGGCTGATGGAGGACTACCTGGAGATAAACAAGGTCCTGGTCATAGCGCCGAAGTCCGTGGCCCGCAACACCTGGCCGTCGGAGCTTCGGAAGTGGGACCATCTGAAGGACATCCGGATGTCTCTGGTGATGGGCACCGAGGCGCAACGTCGGAAAGCCCTGGACGCGGATGCTGACATCTACGTGACGAACCGCGACAACGTCAAGTGGCTGGTCGACTACTGCGACCTCGAACTGGTGAAGTGGCCGTTCAACTGCGTGGTCCTGGACGAGTCCTCGTCCTTCAAGAATCCGCAGTCCAGGAGGTACAAGGCGCTGCGCCGGATGCGGTGGAAGATCTACCGGATGATAGAGCTGACCGGTACTCCGAGTCCCAACGGTCTGATGGATCTCTGGAGCCAGATCGAACTGCTTGACAAGGGCGCGAGGCTTGGCCGGACGCTGACCACCTACCGTTCCAGGTACTTCAACCCCGGGAGGCACAACGGCCATGTCGTCTATGAGTGGAGGCCGAAAGCCGGTGCGAGGGAGACCATCACGGCGCTGATCAGCGACATCTGCCTGTCGATGCGGGCCGAGGACTACCTGGAGATGCCGGATCTCATCACCGCCGGCGCCGACATCGTCCTGAGCGACGGAGAGCGGAAAGGATACGCGGAGTTCGAGAAGGAGCAGCTGATGGAGGTCGACGACACGGAGATCGAAGCCGTGACAGCTGCCGCCCTCACGAACAAACTCCTCCAGTATACCGGCGGAGCCGTCTATGACTCCGAGCACGAGTGGCACGAGGTCGGTCGGTCCAAGCTGGACGCGCTGGCGGATCTCGTGGAGGCGGCGGGGGAGCCGGTGCTGGTCTTCTACGCCTACAAGCACGAGTTGGCCCGGATCCAGGAGGAACTGAAGGACTACAGGCCTGTCGTCTTCACCGGCGAGCCGGAGATCCTCGAGGAGTGGAACCGTGGCGGGATACAGGTGCTGCTGTGCCATCCGGCCTCGGTGGCATACGGCCTCAACATGCAGCAGGGCGGTCGGATCATCGTGTGGTACACGCCTACCTGGAACCTCGAACTCTACCAGCAGGCCAATGCGCGCCTGTACCGTCAGGGCCAGGGCAAGCCGGTGCTGCTGTACCATTTCGTGGCCAAGGGCACCGTGGACGAGAGGGTGATGGACGCCCTGTCGGGGAAGGACTCCATGCAGGAGTACCTGATGCGGAGGATAAAGGAACTGAAGGAGGGCGGGCTATGAGACTGAGATGGGATGCGCCGGACAAGGTGGACAGCCATGACGGCGGGTACCACCGCGAGAGGTCCGCAGATCCCTACCACTCTGCGAGGTGGACGAGACTGAGCCGGGTCTGGCGCGTGAACCACCCGCTGTGCGAGGAGTGCCGGCGCCGTGGCGTGGTCAAGCCCGCCGAGGTCGTGGACCACATCATACCGTGGCCGGTGTGCGAGGACTTTTTCGACACGGCCAACCTCCAGTCCCTGTGTGCGGACTGCAACCACGCCAAGGGCCAGAGGGACAAGACAGTGATAGCCGCATGGCGGCGTAACCATAAAACAGATGAGCAATGACAAAGGAAGATTTCAAAAGACACCGTTTCGGCGAGCACGAGATGGTGATGCACGAAGGGAAGCCGGCCGAGGTCATCAGCACCACGGGCCGGGGGGTCTACATCCGTATAGGCTGGCAGCATTACAAGACCGTCCTTCCGGCAGACATAGAACTGATGGACAACAAACAAGATAAAGACCATGAAAGTGACAAGACCATTCAACCTTGAGGAGTGGCTTCAAAAGAGGGCCACGTTAAAGGTGACCGACGGCCAGGGGAACCTGGTGGAGATCGTGTACATCAACAAGACACCTGGCGAGAAGGCTGTGCTGTGCGTCGCGCACCGGCCGGAGGGCAAGGCAAGCGCCTGGGTGACGGAGGACGGAAAGCTGAACAGGAACGACAAGGAGGCTGCGATCTTCTTCGAGTATGAGGAGGAGTTTCCCGGCACCGAGGAGCAGGTGCGATTCCCCGGATGGAGGCCGGCGAAGGGATGACAAGAGAAGAAGCGATAGAGGTCTATCACGGCCTCATCAATACCAAAATCAAGGAAGCATTTGAGTTCTTCGCCCCCGAACTTGCAGAGAGCGAGGATGAGAAGATAATGCAGACAATGATTAAAGATGGTGATTTGAAACCATCGGAAATCGCTTGGCTCAAATCCCTGCGTCCCCATTGGAAGCCCAGCGAGGAGCAGATGAAGGCACTGAAAGAATGTGGTGGGTGCAAGAGGGCTATTGAATCCCTTTACAATGACTTTCAAACCAAGTTATAGCCTTATGATAACGCAAGAACTTATAGACAAGTATGTCTCGGCACACGCTGACTGCCGATGGATGGATGCTGGCGAGTTGCGGGACTTGCTTAATGCCTTTGCAAAGGAACTCAACACCCTCTCCGTGGATGCTCCCGAAGGTCTGGACGAAGCGGCAGAGGAATTATTTGAGACAATACAGGTACACGAGCACGAGAATATTTTCGACGACACCTTCAAAAAGATTTTCATCGCAGGTGCGGAGTGGAGAGATAAGCAATCGCCAAAACTCCCATCTAACTTGGACGAGGCGGCGGAGAAGTATGCTTTAGACAATGCTGACGATAGCCAGGAGTATGAAAGCGGCTATCTCGGCTTCAAAGCAGGCGCGGAGTGGTTGCTTCAAGGGCCGGCGGTGGACGGGGTTGTGCATCATTATGCAAGCGTTCATTATATTTTCACGGACCAGAAGCAACTGAGCGCCCGGCTTAAAAAGTTTGCCCAGGACGAGGAAGTCAAAATATTTATCGTAAAAGCTAAGAAGGAACAGAAATGAAATACAGTGATCTAATTAAGAAATTCGAGGCGTATGCTGACGAGGAGGTCTCGATGGTAGCCAGCCACGGGGACGTGGTATTCTTCCCGGTCTCGGACGGAGACGCCGTGATAGTCCACCTCGTCCATGAGGATGAAGAACCGTACAAAGCAGTGGAGGTGGAAGGATGAAGTGGATTAAGGTAACAGACCGCTTGCCGGAAGTCAACCCGGACGGATATAGCGATTTTGTCCTCGTGTATTGCGGTAGGCGCTTCCTTCCCGAAGTCGCCCAGTACAGCCCGGATAACACGACCCTGCTGAAAGGGACTGCAAGAAACAGAGCATTTACGCACTGGCATTCCAATGTGTTTTATCCAGATTCAAAAAGGAACGGCCCGCTGCTGGAGCCGACGCATTGGTGCAAGATAACATTACCAAAGGAGGAGCAAGGATGACAACAAGAGATGAAAAGCAGTATTTGAGAGACACTGTAGATGCGCCAACTCAAGAGGCACGTCAGACAATGTTGCTTCTGGGTATATTCCATGTGTTATGCGAGATTGCGATTACGATTGGCGCGATGGAAGTTGAGGAGGAGGAGGACAAATGAGCAGGCAGGAGACCATGACAGTCGCGGAGCGCGCAGCGTTGGCAACTTACCCTCCTGATATGGTAAAGACCTTGCACGGCGAGGTGGATTTCAATGCGAGTGCGCGTGCATTCTTTCTCCGCGGCTTCATGAAGGCTGAAGAGAGACTGGGGCTGGTGAAGGCGCTGCTTAAACGCAGGGCCGAGATTGTGGAGAAGCGCATCAAGGCGCGCAATGAAGGCGAAGAATACTACAAGGGCAAACTGGACGGGTATCGGCAGGCGCTCGACCTGTTGAACAGTTCGGAAGAGAGTATAAGGGTGGAGCTATGAAGCATGTAAGATATATCAGATGTGAATACATCGTCGGATGGGAACCGTGTAAAAATGGTTTGCTTCTGATGTATTCCACTGGCGCGAGAGAATTGATTGAGATGAAGGAGGAAGAAGCCGATGAGAATAGTGAGTTCTTCCTTCGAGAGATGTTTAATTATTCAAGAGATGTTATTGCGATTGCTTGGGATGACGATAAGTGAGGCTTGCATGGGGGGGGGCGGTCAAAATCTCTGAGCGACCATCGCTCAAGACCACGCCCCCAGTTTTGTTCCCGACAAAAGTGAAATCCTAAGACCAAATTGACATGGAAACCGATTTGATAACCAACATCGACCAGATCCGGATCTCCGGCTACAAGGAGCTCTCGGTGCGCGGGAAGGCCTACTATCGCGAGAAATGCAGGGAGCTGATCCGCGACGGCGAGCTCCGAAAGGGCCACCTGCAGACGCTGCTCCTGTGGGCCGACCATTACGACCGCTACTGGAGGCTCCGGAAGGACGTGGAGGCGGAAGGCGAGACGTATGTCGCGCATAACCGCCAGGGCGAGGAGCTGATAAAGTCCAACCCTAAGGTGGAGATGCGCGACCACGCCGAAGCGAAGGCCACGAAGCTCCTGAACGAGTTCGGCGCCACGCTCCGTCAGTCGCGCAAGCTCGGCAAGGAGAAGACTCCGCCGAAGACCGACCTGGATAGGTTCATGGAGGACATCGGCAATGGAAGCTAAGACCCCTTTCAGGATAGAGACGCAGAAGGAGCGGGTGGGTCGTTACGTGGACGACGTGGTGTCCGGAAGGATCCTCTCCTGCCGGACGGTCATCCTTGCCTGTGAGCGGTACCTGCGTGACCTGGCCAATCCGGAGCTGTACGTGGACTGGGGGGTCCTGTTGAACTTCCGCAAGTTTGCCCGGCAGTTCAAGCACTACAAGGGCCCGCTCTCCGGCACGCCCTTCGAGCTGGAGGACTGGCAGCTCTTCATTGCGACGAATGTCCTCTGCCTGAAGTGGAGGCGGACGGGTCTGCGGAAGTACCGGCAGGCGGACATCGAGGTGCCCCGCAAGAACGGTAAGACCTTCTTCGTGGCGGTCCTCGCCCTGTGGCTGCTGCTCTTCGACGGTGAGTCCGGCCCGGAGGTCTACACGGCCGCCGTGGACCAGGCGCAGGCGCGTCTCTGCTACGACGCCTCTGAGACGCTCGTGACGCGGTCTATCTTCAAGCCCCTGGTCAAGGTCTACAACTGGGGCCTGAAGGTGCCGCAGTCGGTGGGCATCTACAAGCCGCTTTCCAGGGACACCGAGAACAAGGACGGTCTGAACATCTTTGCGGCCATCTGCGACGAGGTGCACGCCTGGCCGAATACGGAGATGATGGACGTCATCAAGACCGGTACTGGCGCGCGGAGCCAGCCGGTCATCTTCAGGATCTCCACCGCCGGCGTCAACGTCATGGCGCCGTATTACCGTGACATCGAGGCCTACATCCAGGAGCTGGTGGCCGTGGTTT